CATCAGCATCTGCATCAAACGTCAACGCTGCACTTGCAACAGGCGTTACATTAAAACTATTATAATTAAATTTAGATATTGCCATTAAGAAACTCCATACATTTTAATTGTGCCAGCATCTATGTTGCCACTACTAAATTTAAACTGAACAGCATCTACAGCACTTGTAGTATTTCCATATCCACCAACAAAAACATTTTGAGTAACACCATTAGCACCATCTAGCCAAGCATCTTGTGCTGTTGAAAAAAAATGTTTTACAAAAGTTGTAGAGCTAGGATTAAATAAATGTAATGTTCCACAACTTGATTGATCGCTGTCATTTGAACAAAAATCTATCATTTGAAATGCAGTTGATTGTGCTAAATCATAGCTAGATAAATATTGAAGAGCATTATCAGTATCATTCTCATAATGATAAGCATCAAAAACTGAAGAAGTTTTAGTTACATTGTAATTACTTCCAGTATCAGTACTCAAATTCATTTGAAATTGAACACCATTATTAGCTGGATGACAATTTATCCATTTAAAAATATATTCTTTATAAGTTGAATCTATCCCTGAAGTAAATGATACTGTAGATGAACTTGATGCAGTCTGTGTAGATAGTAATATCATATTACCACCAACATCTCCTGCTTCAAAACCATTAGCACTAGAATTCCATTTAAGTTTTTTACTAGCTGAAGGTGTAACGTTTATGTTATTAAAATCTACTTTAGAAAGAGCCATATTATGCTCCCATCAATGCTTTTATTTCATCATCATCTAAACCTAAATCTTTTAACTTTTGTTTACCTGATGCTTTTTTGTTAGCTGACGCTGTTTCTGCATCTTTTATTTCTTTTATCTTTGCATTTACTGCTGCTTCGCTTGGCATAGTAGCTGTGCTATCATTAAGAATTAAATTTTCATAAGTCATTCTTTCACTTCCAGTAAAATCTTTTCTAAAACCACACCATTGATGTTTATCAGTATTAAAGTAAGACAATGCTTTTTGTAAATAATCTTTATCTGTCATCTTATGTATCTCCTAATTTTTGAAATATAAAACAAGTTGCATTATAACTTGTATCTCCTTTAATAGCAGATGAACCATCACTCATACCACTTGTAACAAATTTTACTTTATGAGTTGAGGTATTTGTAACATCAAATAAAAAGAAAGAAGATCCTGTATCACCAAGACCATCTTGAACATCTGTTCTAACTGCTGCAGCTAAATTGTATGAACTATTGTCAGTTGTTGTTTGTGTTTGTAACAAAACACTATCTCCAGAGCCTCCTCCAGATGCTATCATTGCTGAACAAATTATCATATATTTTCCAGTTGCTGGAAAAGTAAATATTCCTGAACTTACTGTCATAGCTGAACCAATAGTAGTAGCACCATATGTATCTGGTTGTTCTAAATTAGATGATATTGTTCCGTTAGTATTGACTAAATCTGTTGTCAATCTCCAAATATCAACCATACTTAATCCAGCAGTTGCTTTTATAAGTGAGTAATCAATTCTTTTAAGAGTACCCGCATCTGACACAAGGAATTCGTCAGTGTCTGCGGGTTCAGACGCTAAAGCAGTTTTTCCAGATATTAAATCATTACTAACCATTGCAGCTGTAATACTATTAGTTGATGGTACTGTTGATTGAATAGCTCTACCTAAAAAAATACAATACATAACATCTGTTGACGCTGTATTTTCTGATAGCGTCAAAGCAGTACCTGTAGCAGTATATGCTTTACCAGATCCAGGATGTTGTCTAACGTTATTTATAAAAAGTGCAATTTCATTTTCATTACTTACTGCATGATCTAAAGTATAGGAAGATGTTGCCGACGTAGAAAAATTCTGCGTAGCAAAAGTAACGAAGTTGTCTGTGGGCTGATTCCCAATATAGGCCATCTTACGTTATCTCCATAATGCTCAACGTGCCTGAAAGCTTATCTGCAACTGAACAATCAACTCGAAGTACATCAGTGGTCTGCAAGATAACTTTGCCTCCCGTTAAGACCTCTAAAGAACTTCCTGCGGGAATGTTCACGTCCTTCACTAAAAATGAAGTTCCGTTAGCTGCAGCAGCTCCAGTGTTGACTGTTGTTGCCGTATCACTAACCAGTTCTACTTCTGCTGTAACAGAAGTTGTGTTGATGTTAGTTAAGATTAAACCTATGACTACTGTAGTGGTGCTCGAAGGTGTTGTATACATTGTATACGGAGTCCCTGCAGAATTTGGTTCTGCTGCGAAAGTCACTACTCGAAACGTATTTGCCATATTTTATCTCCTTTTTTGTTTTATATATTATCCTAAAGCAATTGCAAGAGCTGTTGGATCATCCGTACTAAATCCTGCACTGCTTAAATATGTTTTTATATCAGTCATTGCAGCTTGAACCATTGTACCATTATCATTTAATACAACCCTATCTGCATCTACTATTGTTGTACCTGTTGCAGATGTTCCACCATCTACAATATTAAGTTCTGCCGCTGTTGAATCTACAGCTGCTAATTTTGTTAAATCTGCTTGTACTAATCCAGAAACACCATCAAGTAAATTAAGCTCTGCTGCTGTTGACGTAATAGCTGTACCATTTATAGCTAATTTACCTGTTACAACATTAAAAGTAGCGTTGTCTTCTATTCTAGCTACTTCTGTTCCATCTGCTTGTTGAAATATAATATCTTTAGCATCAACAACTGGTCTAATAATTACATCACTAGATGAGTTAGATATTCTTAATATTTCTGTGCCGTCATCTTTAAAATTAAAATCTCCACCACCTGCATCTAAAACTATATCTGTAGTTGCATCAAGCGTAATTGTAGAACCGGAATCTATTTCTGCAATAACTGGTGTAGTTAAAGTTTTATTTGTTAATGTTTGTGTTGCAACAAGAGATACTAAAGTTGAACTAGAACCATCTGGCAATAACATTTCATTTGTAACACCTGCTGAGTGAGGCTGTGCTTTTATAATTTGCCCGTGAGAATTAGACTCACAATTAAGTTGTATGGCACCTGAATTTGTATTACCTCTAACAGTTACATGTCCCGTACCATTTGGTGCTAATTCTAAATCTGCATTTGATGTAGTAACAATATCTTGACCATTCATATCAAGATCACCACCTAATTGAGGTGATGTATCTTCTACTACATTTGATATTGCAGAAGATGTAGCAAGTCCTGAAACTACTGCTGATCTTGCAATTTTTTTAAGACCACCACCTGAAGTATCAACTGCTAAAAATACATCATCATTAGCAACTGTAGATATTTCTGATAATGAACCTACAGCAATAGAATTAAAGTTTGTACCATCTGCAATTAATAAATTACCTGCAGTATTTGTACCCATAGTAATATCATCACCAGATACTGTAAGATCTCCAGCTATTGTAGCATTAGCACCACTAAAAGTTAAAGCTGTTGTAGTTCCAGATTTGATAATTAAATTACCACTTGAATTAGTTAGACTACCATAAGTAGTTCCAGCATCTTTTAAGAATATATCTGCACCATCTGCGTCTAAAACAATATCTCCTGATGAATCTAAAGTAATATCTGTGCCATCATTTGTAATTGTATCAAGAGCTATTGATCCAACGTTTGTAATATTAGCATCACTAAAATCAAGACTTCCTGTAACATCAAAATCTCCACCAACAGATAAGTTTCCAGCAACTGTTGCGTTAGCACCACTAAAAGTTACCGCAGTGGTTGTGCCTGATTTAATTATTAAATTACCAGATGTGTTTGTAGCACTACCAAATGTTGTGCCACCATCTTTAAAAAAGATATCTCCACCATCAGCGTCTAAAATAATATCTGATGGTCCATCTACAGTTATATCACCGCTTGATGTTGCAATTGTAACTGCAGCGTCACCTGTAGAAATATCATCAGCAGCAACAGAAGTTGAAAAACCTGTATCAACAATGTTTGTTCCATCTGAAAATAATAATCTAGTTCCTTTATCAGTTGTACCAAAAGTTATACCAGTTCCAGATGCAGTTTTAAATTGTACAGTGTAAGCACCTGAAGTTCCATTTACTACAATGTAAACTTTTTCAATTGAATCTGGAACAGTTACAATAGAATTTCCTGTTATTGTCCCTGTTAATTTTATAACAGCATGCCTTGCAACTGATGTAGATTCTGTTGCATCGCCATCTGTAATTGTTAATGCTGTAGTTCCACCACTAGTAATTGCTTTTTCTACATAACCAGCAATTGATTTTTCTACTATTTGTAAGTTGGTATTAGTTTTTGTTCCCCATGTACCGGCATTCTCGCCGGTTGCCATTAGTTCTATACCAAGATCTGAAAATGATGATGCCATAATTTAATCCTTAAGGTGTTCTAGAAGGCACTGGGATTCTTACTGTTCCGTCTGTGTAATCATCTCTTCGTCTTCTACCTATTTGTTCTCCTCCAAATTTTTGTACTTCTTGTTGGTATTTTTGTTCGTATAATTGCAGCATATCAGCTGGGCCTTTTAAGAAACCATAAGTTTCTGCTAAGCAACAATATAGCAGACCATTTGGAAAATTCATACTAATATAATTAGTGTCATTATTTTCAAATATACCTGGCACTGCATTGTAGTGTATTTTGTACGCAAATGTTGCGCTTGGTGTTGGTGATACAATTATAGAACCAGAGTTTGATGAACTTTCTCCAGTCGCTCCTGTATCTAACATTGCATAATATTTTGGTGTTCCAGTAGATGTAGTTGCTGAAATATATTCTTCTAAAAATGTTAAATCTTTTTTTTCTAAATAAGTGTTAGCACCAGTATATGTAGATCCAGTTGCAGTATAGACCTGCACTGCTCTAACAAAAACAGCTCCTGCTGGCACAGTTACAGTGCCAGTTCCAGATGTAAAATTACCTGTAGATGTTTTTCTATCTGCATCAATAGGCACATCTCTAAAAATTCTGTATTGTGCATTTAATATTATATTTTCTAATACACTATCCGATAAAACAGTACTTGTTACTTCTGTGTAACTTCTTATTTGTGTTTTTAATCCTGATGCACTTATTCCTGCCATATTAAGCTGTCAATGTTGCTGGACCAGCCGAACAACTATTGCCTCCTCCTGATATACCACCTGTTGTAGCAGTGTTTGTATCGACAGTAAAGTGATAGAAATCTGCTGTGTTTGTAATGTTTCCGCTTGAATCTCTTTTACCAACAGTAATAGAATATCCTGCAGCTTTTGCTAAATTAGCTCCTGTAATACCATCAAAACCAACAGGGTTTTGAAAAGCATCTGGATCAGATGTTGTATATATTGGTCCTCTAAATCTTACAGTGTCACTTGTTGATCTACCATGAGATTTTTCAAATACGTTTATAATACCTGATGA